AAAGCTTAACACACCACCACAGGTGGGGGAGTGGTTTCCCAAACCAGTGTTAACGTCTCCTCAGTGGGGTCCCCATCATTGTACGTTGCTGTCTAGGTCAGGACGCTGGAAATGCCTTCCACATCCACCACATCACGAAAACCAAATACACCCAAGTCGGTGTTTGAACCCACAGGAGTCGGGAGACCCTCAAAAGCAGCGTACATCGTGGTCTGAGCCGAACGATCAAGCTGATTGACATCCGTCAATCCGATGGTAACGTTGGAATCAAACCGCTTGCGACGCGTGCGAGTGGGAAATGGGATCTCGGTTTCCTGCCAAATTGGAAAGGACCGAACATCACCCAAACTCTTGACTAGGTTTGCAATGGTATTGTAAGTGGCGGTAGTGGGTGTTAGGTAGTAAGTGTTGAGTGCCAAGTTCATTGCCTCCATTACCTCTGGGTTGTCTGTAAAACCAACGAAGACACGACCAGAGGTAGTGAAGGAAACACTAGGCTCCCAACGAACTGTGGTACCAGGCAGGAACTTGCCAGTCGCATAATAGCTGCAAATGGCAGGGCCTGCCTTGCCGGCCACCTCATCAGAGCGACCAACAGAATAGGTGCGCCTAATGACAACGTTGGGCAAGAGTCCCACAGTGGATACGCCATTTGAAATAGTGCGATAACGTACGATGGTGCCGTCACCGCGCGATTCCATGGTAGGTGGCCTGTTGCGGCCTTTCCGAACGCCTCCCATCACGGGCTGCTTCGCGTGTGTTCTAGCCATAGCGTCAAAGGGTTTTGCTGATCGACAAGGGGGGGGAAGTCACTTGTCACGGGGGTGAGGGAAGTGTTGAGCACAATGGACTCACGGTACTCCTGCTCAAGGGACTCTTGGAAGTCAGGAGTGATACCAAATGCGCGCCAGAAACTGACCCGCACCTGGTCGTCAATCTGACAACCAACCATACCCTTGGACATGTAACCGAAGCCACTGTCCCGAACACGCTCATCCACCCCCGCACTGAGTGAACCACCCGCACCTATCAGGCGATCGTACCAGGACTCCCAGACTGGCACACCACGTGTCAGGCTGCGCCCGCAGGTACCAACACTCATGGCCCAAGCCTTGATCTCGGCCTCACTAGCCCAGCCCAGCAAGCTCACACAATCCTTGGACATGGCACTGCGTGGGTCTCGAACCATACGCCACCCATCAGCACAACGGATGGGTCGGGTCTGGCAGAACTCCACATGCTCAAGTTCATAGACTGGTGGCTCACGGGTTAGTGTGAAACCGAAATCGAGAAACCAGCTATCAAGCTGGCTCAGGCGATCCTGGTCACTTTTATCGACAAACAGCACACAGTCATCACCGTTGTTAGCAAGTCGGAACCTAAGTCCCTTAAGCTCACAATACGCGATGACGATGCAGCTCATCAATAAACAGTTGCCAAGACCAGTGTTGATGTCACCGCTCATGCGACACCCTTCCACTGTGTACTCAACCTTGTGTCCCTCTGCACGACCAACGCCGTGGTTGGTTAGCTGCCATCTGAGTAACTTGGCCAACCTCTGGTCGCCACCGAAAGCTCCAACGTAAACGGAATGCTCCCAGCTTAGGGCTTGTTTCCCTACATGCTGGTCAAACCGACTCGCATCGAGCCCGATGGCGACAGGGTTGTCAAACTGACTCCAATGGGTAGCCATCCAGCCACCGACTGCCTGGGCGTTCAGACCCTTCAAAACTACAGGATAGCCCCACACGCGGGCAAACCCGCGAAAGAGTTCCTTCTCGAACAACTTGAGGTACCTACCAACCTCAACATTGTAACGAGGTGACCTTGGCTGTATGACACGGGGAGCAGGGTCAACCTTGGCATCAAGGTTGACCTTCTCGGCCTTGACGAATGTGCTCACTTTGGCGTCTGAACTTGTCAGCCCCCGCAACTTGAGGCTATCGACAGCCGACTGATAAATCACGCGCTTGCGCCCATCGTAGAGCAATGGATAATCATCCAACGCTACGAGGGGGGTCGAACGCACCTTCTTCAACAGTCGCTTCCGGATGGAAGACAGCCGCACAAA